TCGTTTGCGAAGGCCCAGTCGTCGCTGCGCTCGAACCGCACCCCGCCAGCCAGCCGGACGAAGAACTGACTGATGTCGCCGAAGACGATGCTTTTCGCGCCAGTGGCGATGGCCGGCACGAACGGGTCCGTGTAGATCGGCTTCCCGACGAGAGTGTCAGGGGTACCGGCGATCATGGACGGCTGGAAGATGTACTGCCCAGTCGTGTCCTTGATCTTCCGGAGGACGGCCATGGTGGCGTCCCGCACGATCCACGCGCACGACCCTGACGCCCGGTACGGCGCAATGACCGAATAGAACAGGTCATACAGCAGGTCGCCGCCCGTGTTCGCGGTCGCCGACGTTGCACCAAGCCCACCGGACACACCAGTCGGGCCGGTGACCCCAGTGGTGGCGTTGTTGATGATGCCGGTGGGCTTCGACGAACCGTTCCCGGTGACCGCGTCCGCGCCGAACGCGTTCCCGAGCGCCCGCCCAGCCTGCATCGCCAGGTAACCCTCCAAGTCCACACCGGAGTCATCGAGAAGTTCCCGGGACACCTGGATGAGGACACCGTACTTGTAGGCACCTAGGGTGGCCTGCCCGAACGCCGGGTCCGACGCCGACAGGGACGCAGCCTCAGCGGTGAGCACCGCCGTCGAGTGGCCGGTGGTCTTCGGAACCTGGAACTGTTCACCGGAGTTGGTGCGCAGCACCGTCGCGCCGGCCTGCAGGATCGCCGACACCTCAATCATGTGCGCCATCAGCCGGTCGTAGAACGACGTCGGCACAATGTTGCCGCCCGCACCCGTGGTCAGCTTCGACAGGGTACGGAACTCGATCGGGGTCATGCCGACCGGGTTCACGTCGTACGAGCGGTGGGTGCCGGGGTCGCCGCGCAGCCATGCCCGCAGCTCCTGCGACGTCTTCGACTCCTGCCCGCCGCCGCTGCCGGTCTTCTCCACTGGCCGGTTCTGCAGCCGCTCGAATACCGCGTCGGCTTCCTTTGCCCGCGTCTCAGTGTCGAGCGCCGACTTGATGCGCTTGTCGAGGGCGTCCAGTTCCTCGTTGTGGACGTCCCACTGGCCCTGCTCCTCCGCGCTGAACGCGCGGTTCTCCTCCGCTGCGTGGTCGGCGAGTGCCTTGGCCTGTTCCCAGACCTGCTGACGCCTGTCCCGCAGCCGCTTCGCGATCTCGGACACGCGAGATCAGCCCCTTTCTGGGGGTCGTTTCGGCTGGATGGCTACGGGGTGCGTGCTGGCTGCCCCAACGCCCGGCTACCGGCGGGCTACACGGTTCCTGCACTAGCTGCAGGGCAGACCCGTGGCGGTGCGTGCTCGCTGCCGCCAAACGGCCTGGAAGACCAATCTACGCCCAGGGGTCCTCACGCCGAGCCAGCAAAGTGGCTGCGGCGGCCGGCCCGAACATGCGCGGCTTCGCCGGCTGCACAGGCTTCCCCTGCTTGTCGGTGCGGATGAAGAACTTACGTAATCCGTCCTGCTCCGCCAACGTTCGCACCTCCTCGAACGAGGCGTGCATCTTCTCCGCCAACGACCGCAAACCAGCCGTGGCGTCCGGATACGCGGCGATCGCCGTGTTACACGGCGCCACGTCCACGAGCCGCCCCGACATGAGGGTGCGCAACGGGAACCCCTGCTCCGTCATACCCCAGTCGTCCTCCGTGGTCGTCCCGTCCCACGCGAACGACGAACGTCGCACATCGCCACGGGTCACCAGTTCGATGATGTCCCGGCGCGCCTGCGGCGGTTCCACCTCGTAGTCGAGGCCGATGTCGTCGGTCCGCAGGATCAACGTCCCGCTGCCCGTGGTGCCCAGCAGCATGTTGTTGTCGTGGTTGTAGCGGGCCATGATGTCCGGCCAGCCATCACCCCTCGACTTGTTCGGGAAACTCGGATTGATCCGCTCCACGAACCCGCCCAGGTTGCGGCTGTACACGTTGTATTTGAGCGCATACCCGCCGATCTTCGGGACATCGCCGTGCATCCGGATCTCAACCGGCACCAGCGTGTACCGGCGCTCAACGTCGCCCATGATTCTCCTCGTCGCCTTCGGCTCATGCGCATACAGCGCAGCCAACTGCTTCTCCGCGTCCTCCGCCGACGAGTGGCAACCCACCAGCGACCCGTCACTGTCCTTGATCACCGCATGAGGTTTCGACACCGGGCAGCGGTCACTACGCCCCACATGCCACGGCACCGTCACAGCCTCACTGCGGATACATCCACGTCAACTCGGGCAGGCTCCGGCCGTTCAACTGCGGCATCAACGGCGTCGCCGCCTGCTGCTTCATCGCCGTCGGTACGAACTCCTGTCCCTGCCCGTCTGGCAGCGGCGGACGGTCCTCCAACGCACGTATCTCGTCCACGTTCAGCGACCCGATATCACGCGCGATCTTGTAGACCTCGTGACGGGTCTTCAGATCCGCGCGGATCACCGCGTCCGCGTTGAACTTCACATACTGCCGCTCCGGGAGTAGCGCCGACAGGCCCGTCTCCAGGCGAACCAGCCACGGCCGCAAATTCGCCAGCCGTTTCGTCTGCCGCATCTCCTCGTTGTTGTACGTGAGACTGTTCGCCGGCTCCCCGCCGATCTCCTCCGGCTCGATACCGTAAATCGCGGCAATCTGATTCGCCGTCAGCTTCTGCGACTCCACAAACTGCGCCTGCTCCGGCGGGATCGTGATCGGGTTGAAATCCCAGTCAGACCCGTACACGATCGGCTGACGGGTGCGGATCGCCTCCACCAGCCGCGCTTTGATGACATTCATCTGCTCAACCGACAGGGTCGTCGCCGTGTTCTTGAACGTGCCCGGCGGCACCCCGCCCGACGAGAACCAATCCGACCCGAACTGCTGCGCCTTCAACCCAGCGTCCACCGTCAACGCGAACGCTTCAATCGGCGACAAACCCAGGGTGCGGCCGGGGACAGTCATCCACGGGATATGCACCAGCTCGTCCCGGCTGACCTGCCGGCCGTTCCACCACCATTGCGCGCGGGCCAGCGGCTGCCCGCCCGGTTCGTCATCCACACGGAACTCGCTCACTGGCCGCCACAACACCCCGGTCGGGAACCCGAACCCGTCCCGGCTCGTGATGAAGCCGATCGCGTTCCCTTGCATCCCCAGCGACAGCACCGCCTGGGACAGCCAATCCACCAGCGTGCCGTCCTCCTCCAAGAACTGCAGCAACTGCGGGAGGCTGCCCATCGGCTCCCGCCGCTCCCCGAACCTGCGGTACGGCTTCAACGGCAACGTGGCAATCGAATCGGATAGGAACCGGTTCGCTGCGTACACGGGGGCCAGCCGCAGCGCCCGCTCCTGCGTCACCGCCGTACCCGCACCCAGCGGACCACCCGACGCCCACGGCACCGACTCAAGAGACCGCTGCTCCTCGACAACTCCGAACAGCCGGTTCAGGGCACGAGTGAGACGATTCGCCACCGAGCCCTCCTCTAGCCGATCGAATCCAACACGTCGTACGAAGGCACCGTTTCAAGCAGCCATGCCGCACCCGTCGCCGACACCAACGGCGAAATATCCCCCGACTTGCGGCGCGACCACGTCCACAAATCGTCACCGATGTCCCGCCGCACCGCGCACCCCAGCGCCTGCACGAACAACACATCACCCGAATGGGTCACAGCCCGATCCGCCACCAGCTTCTGCAAATGCCCGCACGCCCGGCCCATCTCCTGCGATGTGAACTCGTCCGGATGAACCCCGGCCTCCACAAGCGCTGGCAACAAAGCCGACACCGCGCCCGTGGCGAATACCGCAAAGCGCGCGCCGGGATACTTCTCAGCCAACCCGGCCGCATGAGGCACCAGCCAGTCCGTGCCCGACCGGTAAGCCACGAGCTTGATGTGCGGCCGGTCCCCGTTCATCGCCGCCGCGCACACTGACGCCGACCCCAAACCGGGGGAACAGTCCAGGAAGAACACCGGCCACCCCGCCGGACGATCCGCGAGATCTACCGCGCATCCGTTCCAGTCCAACACGCTGATCGGCTTGACGTCGTCCTCAGGCAGGTCGAACCAGCCCAATCGCTCCCGGCCGAACTCCGCCCACGGCAACGCGCGTCGCTCCGCCCGCACATAACCCACAGTGATCCGCCGACCCAACGCCGGATTCGCCAACGGCCACAACGCCTCATCGTCCAGCGCGCACCCCGGCGACCCCACCGTGTGCCCACATTTCCGGCCATCCCGGCACGGCGGATCATCCCAACCGCCCGGGGCGCACCACTCCACCCACACAAGCGACGGGTCACCACCCCGCCGGCCCCGGTCCCGCAAATTCCGCAAATGATCGCTGGAACCCAGGCCAGCCGACGACCCGTAACTGATCTGCGGCTCCGGGCGGGCCGACAATGTGGGGATCAGCGCGCCCATCGACTCCGCAGACAAGAACAACGCCTCATCCATCACCAGCCGCTTGCCGCCCAGACCGCGGCCGCCGCCCTTCGACCGGGCCAGGAACTCCAACCGAGCTCCCGAATGAAGCTCGATCGCCTCCTCGCCGTTCGCGTACGTGACCTTCTTCACCCGGGACGACAACTCCGGAGTGGCCGCGATCATCCCGTCAAAGTCGGCGAACGCGTCCCGCGCCGTCCGGAACAGGTGCGCCGTCCACACGATCCGATCCGGCGGATCCATCAAAAACAAGTCGAACAACACCACCGGCAGTAGCACGCCGCCCGTCTTCCCGTTCTGCCTCGCCTCCACCACCGCCGACTCGAGAGCCAGCCACCGGCCACCAGGACCAAAGCTAAGCATCGCGTCGACCGCCAGCGACTCCTCGGCGTCCAGCTCCCGGCCCGCCATCCGCGCCAGATCGATCGCCTCCGGACCGTACGACCCGCGGCGCTCCGGCACCCACAGATGCGCCGGCCGCACCAACTCGGGGGCAGTAGTCACGCCCCAGCCGTCCGCTCACGCCGCCGCGACGCCAACTCGTCGAACCCGTCCGCAGCCCTCGGCGCACCACGCAGCGCATCCTCCAACGCTGATCGCAGCTCCCGCGACAACGACGCTGCGCCAGAAGCCGTGTGATTCCCCGCCGCCAGCATCTCCGCCAGCAACATCACATGAGCACCCTCAGGCGAATCCAGCCGCTCAGCAGCCTCCAGCCGCTGCCGATACGACTCCACCATCCCCGGCGCCGGTGCGGTCGTCTTCGCCTTCTTCGGCAACGTGACCACAGTCGGATTCGCCTGTTTCCGAGATGGTCGACAATCCAAGCAGTACTTCCGAGGCCGCGATGATCCCCGTTGAGGAGGAATCATCGCAGTGCAGGTCGGAGTGGCGCAAATCCGATCCATTCGGACTCACCTCACGCCAGTATCAGTCAAAAAGGTCCATAACGGAGAGGCGCGCTGAC